TAAATTTGTAAGAACTTTTGCATCTTATTCAGTAGATGAACATTTTAGAATTACCTCTTTTGGTGACAGAAATGTTTTACCAACCAGTTGCATCGTTGAAATGATTTTAATTAATGGAGAAAAGAAATGAAAAATATGAATGAGTTTTATGCTAATAAAAACAAAGTTATGTTGGTAGATGGAGATTTACTTGCTTATAAAATTACTTCTTCTCAAGAAACACCAACAGACTGGGGAGATGATGTTTGGACATTACATTGTGATTTTAGAACAGTAAAACAATTATGGGTTCAATCTATTCAGTTTTATTTAGAACATACAAAATCAAAAGATGCTTTAATTTGTTTTTCAGATAAAAATAATTTTAGAAAAGAATTAGATAGTTCTTATAAATCTTATAGAAAAGTAATTAGAAAACCTGTTTGTTATAATGAATTAAAGAAATGGATTATTGATAATTTTAAAACTCAAAGTTATCCTAATTTAGAAGGTGATGATGTTATTGGTTTATTAGCTACAGGAGAATACAAAGATAAAAGTGTTATAGTATCTGGCGATAAAGATATGAGAACAATATCAGGTTGGCATTGTTTTATAATAGATGACAGTATTGAATATGTAGATGCTAACAAAGCTGATTATAATTTCTGTACTCAAGTTTTAGTTGGTGACCAAGCTGATGGATATAAAGGTTGTGTAGGTGTTGGAGCTGTAAAAGCATCTAGAGTTTTATTAGATAAGAAAAATATAGATGAATTATGGGAAGCAGTAATCAACGAGTTTTTAAGAAATAAATATGTTCCTGATGATGCCTACCATCAAGCAAGATTAGCAAGAATATTAAGAGCTGGTGAATACAATTTTAAAACAAACAAACCTAAACTTTTTAATTATAGATATGAAGACTTCACAAATTCTGCAACAAGCAGAAAAGCTAGTTAATGGCGATAGAGATAGAACTCACGGAGATAAATTAGTTAATCATAAGAATATTGCTTTACTTTGGAGTGCTTATTTAGAGATGAAAATAACACCTAAAGACGTTGCAATCCTTATGGTTTTATTGAAATTGGCCAGAACAAAAGCAGGTGAACATAACATAGATGATTATGTAGATGCTTGTGGTTATTCGGCTATTGCAGGAGAGTTAAATGAATAAAAACTTAATAGGTTGCACTTTAGGAGTAGCCAATGTCAGATAAATTAAAAACACCTATTATTAGAGAAGAATTAATTAAATATCTAAGTTCTCTATTCCCAGACAAATGCCCAGATTTAAAAGATAGTGAAAAAGAAATTTATTTTAAATCAGGCCAAAGGTCAGTCGTAAATCATTTAATCAATCAATTTAACATACAACAGGAAAATTAATATGTGTCCAAGTCCGAAAGCACCTAGTCCGCCACCAGCACCAGAACCTTTACCGCCAACTCCACCAGCAGTTTCTCAAGGTGTAGCAGGTAAAAAACAAATGTCACCTCAAGTAGCTGGAGAAAGTTCAGAAGCAGGACAAACTGCATCTAACAAATCTAGAACTAGATTAGGCAGAGGTTCTTTAAGAATACCTCTTTCTTCAGAGGGTAGCGGTTTAAATTATCCAACTAGCTAGAAAGCTAAACTTTGGAACGATATACGTTATCGGATAAAGTCAATTCAGAAAAATCTAAAATTGAGAGTGAATTTACAAAGCTAGAAAGTAACAGAGAAGTATTCATAGAAAGAGCAAGAGATAGTGCAGAACTAACTATACCTCATTTATTCCCACCAAAAGGTTCAAACGAAAGTACAAACTTCCCAACACCATACCAATCAGTAGGTTCAAGAGGAGTTATGAACTTATCATCAAAGCTAATGTTAGCTTTATTTCCCCCACAATCACCATTCTTCCGATTAGGAATAGATGATTTAGTTTATAAAAAGTTACAACAAGACCCACAACAAAAAGAAACTATAGAGCAGGGTTTAGCTCAAATTGAAAAAGCTATAATGGATAACATTGAAGCTACTTCAGATAGAGTTAATGTTTATGAAGCTCTTAAACAGTTAATTGTTGGTGGTAATTGTTTATTACGTTTAACTGATAAAGGATTAAGAGTTTATCGTTTAGAAAATTATGTAGTTAAAAGAAATCCTCAAGGCGAAGTTTTAAAAATTATTATTAAAGAAAGTATTAGTCCAAGCTCTCTCCCACCTGAACTTGCAAAATTAATTACAAAGAAGTTAGATGAAGAACAAAAAAATCTTAATCTATATACTTACATTTATAGAGAACCAAATAAGTATTGTTTAATCCAAGAAGTAGGTAAAAAACAAATTTTAAAAAAAGAATATAAAATAGACGAACTACCTTTTCTTGCTTTACGTTTTAATAGAGTTGATGGCCAAGATTATGGTAGAGGATTAGTAGAAGCATATCTTGGAGACTTAAAATCATTAGAAGGTCTAACAAAAGCTATTTTAGAAGGTTCTACAGCTTCAGCTAAATGTTTATTTATGGTTGCTCCTAATGGTTCAACTAGAGTTGCGTCAGTAGCTAAAGCTAATAATGGTGCAATCATTGAAGGTAATTCCGCAGATGTAACAGTTTTACAAATGGGAAAATTTGCAGATTTTAGAGTTGCACTAGATACAATAAATAAAATTGAAACAAGATTACAATACGCATTTCTTTTAAATTCTTCAGTACAAAGACAAGCTGAAAGAGTTACTGCTACAGAAATATCTTTAATAGCAAATGAATTACAAGATGCTCTTGGCGGTGTTTATGGATTGCTAACAGCAGAATTTCAACTTCCATATTTAAAAGCAAAAATATCAATGCTTAAGGAAGCAAATTTATTACCAGAATTACCTAAAGATATAGTGAAGCCAAAAATTATAGTTGGATTGGAAGCACTAGGAAGAAGTTCAGATAGAGTAAGATTACTTCAATTTATGTCTGACCTTGCTTCAACTTTAGGAGCAAATGTTCTAGCTCAATACATTAATCTTGATGATGCTATCAAGAAGTTTGCAGTAGCAAATGGTGTTGATACCGCAGGATTAATTAAATCAGCAGAACAAATCCAACAAGAGACACAGCAACAACAAATGCAACAATTTGCACAGCAATCACTTGCAGACCCTCGAGTAGCCATTGAGCTTGGTAAAGCTAATGCCGATAATCCGCAAGGAATGATTGATGCTGTTAAACAAGTAACCAATCAACAATAGGATAAAATATGAATACACAACGAGTAGAAGTACAACCAGATAACAAAGAAATAACTTTGGAACAATCTGCTAAAGATTTAGGTATTAATGGTGTCAATGTAGGAGCAGAAGTTATTTCTGCAAATTCAGGAACACAAACAGTTATATCTCAACCAAAAAGTATAACTGAAAGTACAGAGCAAAAACCTGAATGGCTTCCTGAAAAGTTTAAATCAGCAGAAGAATTAGCAAAAGCATATTCAGAATTAGAAAAGAAATTTTCTTCAAATACTAAAGAAGTAAAAGAACAACCTAAAAATAAATCTGAAGAAGTTAAATCAGAGGGTTTTTCATTAGATAAATATAATGATGAATATGTAGAGCAAGGTGCTTTATCAGATAAGTCTTACCAAGAACTTTCTAAATTAGGATTAACCAAAGATATAGTTGATGGATATATTGAAGGCCAAAAATCTATAGCCCAAAGTTATCAAACTCAAATTTACAATGAAGTTGGTTCTCAAGAACAATATCAAGAACTAGTTGGTTGGGCTTCTCAAAATTTATCTGAACAAGAAGTATCAAGTTTTAATGACATTGTTTCTAATGGTTCAGTAGAAGCTATGAAACTAGCGGTCAGAGGACTAATGGCTACTGCTGGAATGAGTAAATCTAACCCACAAAAACAAGAACTTTTTGAAGGAGATAGTGATGTATTTTCTTCAGACGCATTTAGGTCAATCGCACAAGTTACTCAAGCTATGAACGACCCAAGATATGAAAAAGACCCAGCTTATAGAAAAGACGTAACAGATAGATTGGCTAAATCTACAATCCTATAAACAATGCGTGACTACAAAAGAGAATACGCAATTCGTACTAAAGAAGACAGAAACAACAGACAGAAACGAAGAATAGCTAGAAATCTAATGATTAAAAAATTAGGTATTAGTGCTGTCAAAGGTAAAGACGTAGACCATAAAGACGGAAACCCAAATAATAATTCTGTAAGTAATTTAAAAGTTATGTCTAAATCTAAAAATAGGTCTAAAAAATAATGTGGTGGAATATAGTTCCAACAGTTTTTAAAACTGGTGTAGAGATTTATAAAAACCATAAACAGTCTGAATTTTTAGAAAGTGAAGCTGAACGTAGATATTATGAACGTATGGCTAAAGGTGAGATTGAATATCAAAGAGATGTATCTGACCAACAAGACAAAACTTGGAAAGACGAATTTGTTTTAATTATAGTTTGTATTCCAATATTAGTTTTATCTTATGCAATCATTAGCGATGACGTTAATATTAGAACAAAGTTAGATTTATTCTTTGATTATTTTGGTAAGTTTCCTTCTTGGTATCAATGGTTAATCGTTGGTATCTTCGGTGCGATTTACGGATTAAAACCCACACTTGACGTATTTAAAAAATGAAAATTTTACAAATTTTAACAAGAATAAATTCTATATTAACAAAATTATTATGGAATTTAGAAAGTGAAAAAAGAGCTAAAAGAATTGTTAAATTTAAAAAAGTAATTACTAAAAGTAATAAGTTTAAGAAAAGATAATCACCATCTCTCATTAGAGAGGTGACCTAATGAAAATTCAAAAGGATTGCCTGATACGTCAGATAACTCTCTGAATAGGAAAGTACATTAGCTGAAACTAAATAAAAACAAACCAACAATAAAAAGGAGACATATAAAATGTCAAACGCAACAGCATCACGTCTGGGTCAAGTAAACTCGGCAGGTGATGTAAATTCGCTTTTCCTTAAAGTATTCTCTGGTGAAGTTTTATCAGCTTTTGAACGTGAAAATTTAATGCTGAATATGACTAACGTGAGAAGTATTACTTCAGGAAAGTCAGCACAGTTCCCAATTACAGGAACTATATCTTCTTCTTATCATACTATTGGTAACGAAATACTCGGTACTGCGGTTAATAAGAATGAGAAAGTAATAAATATCGATGATATGCTTTTAGCTAACGCATTTGTAGCTGAACTAGATGAACTTAAGAACCATTATGACGTTAGGTCAATCTATTCAAAAGAAATGGGTCAAGCATTGGCAAAAACTATTGATAAAAATATACTAAATCTAGTTGTATTAGCTTCTAGAGCTTCTACTGCCAACGTAACAGGCGGTAATATCGGTGACCAAATCATCGATGCAGACGCAAATACTAATGCAAGTTCATTAAAGGACAGCATTTTTGATGCTATACAAAAACTAGATGAAAATGACGTACCTTCTTCTGATAGGTTCATCGTTGTAAAACCAGACCAATATTATCAACTATTAAATTTAGACAGTGTTATGTCTAGAGATTTTAGTGCTAATGCTGGAGATAGAGCAAAAGGTTTTATTACTACTATCGGTGGAGTACCTCTTATTAAATCAAATACAGCAGTGGCATCGTTCACTGACCAGTCAGCAGTATCAACTGCTGGAACAAACAACACTTACATTGGAAACTTTTCTACTGTTCAAGCTGTTGTGTTTCATAAACAAGCTGTAGGAACTGTAAAGTTAAAAGATTTAGTTCTTGAAACTACTTACGACCCTAGAAGACTTGGAACATTAATGACTGCGAGAATGGCACTTGGTCACGGAATATTAAGACCAGAGTGTGCAGTATCAATTAAACTTTCATAATTTAATTTAATTATAAAGTTAAAATGGGGGAGATTAAGTTCTCCCCCTACAAAATTTTACTATGACAATCACAACTCGTACAACTGAATTAGAAGCTGTTAATACAATTCTTTCTACAGTAGGTGAAGCTCCATTAAATACTTTAACTGGAAGTTTACCTGTTGATGGAACAATGGCCAGAAATGTTTTAAATGAAATTAATAGAGAAGTTCAGTCACAAGGTTGGCATTTTAATACTCATTATAAAGCTACATTATCTAGAAATGCTAGTAATGAAATTCCTTTAGCTTCTAATGTTTTAAGAGTTGAATTAGACCCAAATAAATATTCAAAATCATCTCACGATATAGTTCAAAGAAATAATTTTATTTATAATCTTGCAAAAAATACAAATATTTTTGATACAGATTTTGAAGACGTTACAATAGTTTATCTTTTAGATTTTGCAGATATTCCTGAACAAGCAAAAAGATACATAACTATAAGAAGTGCTAGAGTGTTTCACGATAGAACTTTAGGTGCAACTACACTTCATAAATATTCACAAGAAGATGAAGCAAGAAGTTTAATTGTTCTTAAACAAGCTGAAGCATCAACTGGTGATTATACAATATTTGATAATCAATTAGGTGCATACACAATAAGTAGAACTAACGTAATTTATTAAAATGGCACTAGTTAGCAAAACTATTCCTAACTTGGTGCAAGGTGTATCACAGCAACCTGAAGTATTAAGATTA